TCTCAATAGCTGAACCAAAATCGGTGGCTTGCTGCTGAATTTGAGTGTGTGAGTGTTCAAAGAGAGAATCAAATCTCTCCATGGATATTTTCAGTGCATCACGCAAGGCTTGCATTTCTTTGTGATGTGAGGAAATGATGGACTGATGTTCCATCATTTCCTGTTTCACCAAGGCTTCAAAGCGCTTATCAACCTTCATTGAAGAATGTAGACTGGGGTTGAGCATAGAGGACTTCAATGTACACCGCATTTTTGGTTGGAGCTGATACATACCTTACATACCATTGAGTGCCAATGGCAAAACAGAAATCGTCTTGATTGACAGGTCGGTGATTGGTGGTAATATCAAATAGCTTAAACCCACCTGCCGGTACAATCAGTTCATCTTGTGAAGGGTCCATGGTGAAGATAACGTCACCATCAGATGTATTGGTGAAGCATATGATGCGCGCCTGGTGAGCTAAAGGAGGTCCTATAGGTGCAAATGTACCTGTAAGACTTCCAAAAGCAACTGTGCGTAAAGGGTCTAGCTTTGCTTGAGTTGTAAACATATGAAAGACCTCTTAGCTAAATGTTAGACCTGTCACGCCTGTACCACCAACCACAACGAACTCAACATTGGCCACTGTACACATGAGGACTACGGAAGTTGACTTGGCGCCTGCTAGACTTCCTGAACCACTGGTTGTCGTATGGCTTGTATTTAGCCAAATCTCTTGACCTGCTCCTGGAATGATAATCCATCCGGACGTGTTTGACTGGGCTGCTGCAATCAAAAACATGTCGCCAGGGGCGGCAGTAGCCGGAAGAGAAAAAGTAGTTTGTGTGGAGACGGTAATTATGTAAGAGTTTTGAGCTACTAGAGCGGTAGTTGTAGAAACTGTATTCTCTTTGTAACCACCTGACTTTAGATCGACGGCTAATGAAGCTGCACCACCTGTAAAAACAACACCCGTAGAGGTTGTAAGCGTTCCAAATGCAGGATCTGCTGCTGTTGAACCCAGGAAGACTTGACCATTTGTACCGACAGCAGTCGCGGCAAATGCTCCATTGTTTTCTCCTAGAAGAACACCATGTGCTGTTAAACCTGAGTTAGTCCCAATAGCTGCAAAGGCTGGGTCTGCACCGGTAGAGCCTGTTAAGACCTGACCTGTAGTTCCAACAGCAGCTGCTACGATTGATCCAGTTCCTTCACCGATTAGAACACCATGAGCTGTATAAGTAGCAGGTGTATAAGGGCCAATTAAAGATAGAACGACGTTACCAGAAGTAGGCGTAGCAAGAATTTGGTTAGCAGTACCTGTAACTGAAAAAACGTCTCCCCCAGATGTAGCAAATTCTATCCAGTTTCCACTGCCGCCATACAAGTAAAAAGCAGTCGGATTTGTAGCAGGAGTGAAAACAACCTGTCCCAGTTCGTAGTTAGTTTGATTGACTGTAGGTGGATTATCAAAGGCTAAAGGAGGAGGAAGAGAGGGAATAAGGCCTTGGCCAATACCGTACACTTGAAACATCTTAGACATGCTTTTCTCCATAAGAGGATTGTTTAATCAAAAATTACTGAATAACATTCATGCAAGTCAACAAACGTATTCATTGATAGATAGGTGATTGACTTATATTGGCGAATGTGTTACAATATAGTAATATGTGGCACACAAGGAGAAAGACATATGATTTTCTTAACAGTAGAAGAATTCGCAGGGCGTTTGAAAATGCATCCGGTGAGCATTAGAAGGGCAATAAAACAAGGTAGGATTTACGCATCGAGGCCATCATGTGGCAAGCGTGCGCCTTATCGTATATGTGAATCTGAACTTGAGCGCTTGCACTTTCAAGGTATGTGCGAACCACAAAAAAAGGGATAGATTATATGGAATGGCTTCAATTTTTTTTACATGTAACATTAATATCATTTACGTATTATATGATTTGCCATGTAAAGTGTGCCATTAAGGAGCAATCTAATCGCATTGATAGGTTACAACAGACGGTTTACGATTACTTATCAGAACCAAACAAGGAGGATAAAAAATGAAGAAAATGCAAACGCCTACACATAGATTCATGGGAATACTTAGCATTAACCCTGGAGAACGTGGACAAATCCTAGAAGCAGATAAGACTGGGTGGTTTCCTAAATTTGTCGATGTTCCACAATCTGAAACACCCAGGATTGCGATGCCTAACAATCCAAATATGCTCAAGGAGAATGAAAAATGATTATCATATATGGGACGATAGGTTTTCTTTTTGCTGGTTGGGTGTATAGCTTTATCAATCCCGACGATTACTTGCCTTTTTAGCTTCCATTTTTGAAGCTTCTTTGTCAAACTTTTCTATTTCTTTAACAACCTGTGGCAATAATCCCTGTGAAGTCAATCGGATAACATTTAAATAATGACTTCTCAATACAGGACTGTGGATCATTCTATTCATTATTTGAATCGTTTTTCCTGTTGCTAAGGCTCCAGGAATTGCCAAAGTTGCCGCAGGAACTGAAGACAATGCTGTTGCTCCTCCAGTATAAAAAAGATGTTTTGCCGTCTGACTTTGAAATGGTTTTGCATATTTTTCGACTATATCGGAAATTAATCGACTTCTTTGTGTTACTCCCCAGGCTTGATTTGCCAATTGATATTCTCCAAACCAGTGAGGATTAACTGTGTTTCCATAATGTTCAAAAGAAGATAATAAGGCCCTGTCTACTTCATCTAGATATCTTCTAGCAGCAGCGCGGTCAGGAACAGGATTTAATTGAAACCCACCTAATCCCCTTCTCGCCTCATTGATATCTCGTCTCAATTGCATGGCTGTATGAGCATCTATTGTTCCATTTTGTATCTGTGCTTCGATTCTTTGTATTTCATCCATTGCTGGACCTTTTGATGCCGTTCTTCCAGTTCTAAACCAATTAGAATTTCTTATGTTGGTAAGCGCATTTTGTAGTGGTTGTGCTGAAAATCTCAATCCTTGAGGAATCATGTGCTCAGCTTCTCTAAGCGCTGCTGCGGCTGCTTGCCTTGCATTTCCTAGATTAGCCAAGGAGGCTAATGCCATAAATCCAATCTTTCCTAATTCTTGGGTGCTTTCTTTGAAGCCAGCTTGTTTTAGAGATTGTTTTACTACTTGACCTCCTACAGGCAATGCTAACTTAGATAAGAATCCTAATCCAGGCGTGGAAAACATTGATGCAATATCATTGACAGTTTCATGTAAGACCTTTGCAGTTTCACCCTTAGGCTCTAAGTATTTTCCTGTTTTTGATTTAGTAAATTCACGTAATTCATTTGCACCTGGAAATTTTGCTCCTATTTCATAGGGTGTTTTTCCTCCCAGTTCTTCCATAGGTTCAAACAATTCAGGTGTCAAAAAATTTAGAAAAGAGCCTATTCCCCCGAAAAAACCTTCTGCCGCCCTTGCCCCATAAGATAAAACATTTCTTTTAGCACTTTCGAAAGGTGTTTCTTTTTCATGGGCTTCGGCATCAGCAATGTCTTGTGCAATCTCTTCATCATTTTCTAAATTTTCTTCAGGTAATTCTATTGATTTAGGTTCATTTTCCTGCGTAGATTCTGATGATATAGGGTTACTATTCTCTTCAGGACCTACAGGATTGTTTGGAGATACAGGAATCATGGCAGCTGACGGCTGTTTTGTTTTTTGCTCTTTGATGGCTTTAAAGATTTGAGGAACTTCTTCGGGTTCCTCATCTACGTTTTGTCTGGAATATTGAAAGATGGATGTCATCGACTTCCTCGTTGATATGTTGAATCTAAAGGAATTTTGAACCCTAGTCTTTTTGCTTCCTCAAAGGCTTTTTTCTCATCATCATTGTTCTTTATCATCAATACTCTTGCTGCGCGTACTGTCAAGGGTGTATCTTTGGTAACATTTTTTGCCACTATCTCTCTCGTGAGGGTTTCATTATCCATTTCATCTTCAGTTCTTTTTCGAATGTCGTATGCCATTTCATCTTGTCTTTTATTTGCGTATGGTTCCATAAGTTTGTTAGCACGTGCGTTTAAGTCACCTCTTTCATATCCGTGTTTTTCAAAATCTTCTGCGGCAAGTTGCTCGACATATTTGGCTCTCTGTACCTTCATATCTTCAATGAATTCTTCCAAATCTAAAACGGTTTGGTTTGCTAAGGCCGATCTTCCGATAGCTGGTTGCGCCTGCGTTAACTGTTGTTCGATAAACTGGTTTGGCCGAGCACCAGCCCCTCCTAACTCTGAAAGGCTTTCTACAAATCTATTCTTGGATATGTTTTTAAATCTTGCAGCTTCCGGATTTCTGTATATCTCTAGATTCAGTTTGTCTGCCATAAATTGAGGAAATCCTTCCACATTTCCCGTAGCAATATCTCGTCTCTGCTGATCTAAAAGGCCCTTTTTTATAGGATGTGTTTGTAGAATTGTTTCAGCCTCTTGCACTACTGGATAGGAGCGTTTCGTATGAAACTCTCTTTCTCCCTTAAATTGCTCGACATTCTGAATCCCTTGTTGTCTACGATTTTCAATATAGGGATTAGAGAATACGGAAGGGACTTTTTCTAAATCCATCTGAAGACGCAATTCATCGGCGTTTGCTTTGGGATTATTTTTAAGTATTTCCGCAATTTTATTTGCCACTGCTGGAGGGGTTGGCTGAGCGGTTACACCACCTTCAGCTTTTGGATGATATGCCTTTTGCAAAGCGGCCACCTCTTGAGGAGTAAATCTAGCCCATTCTTCATCAGACAACTGTTCGCCTTTGTGAAGCTTCCCGATAGCCTTTCCCTTGATCTTTTGAAGGCCTTCCTGTTTCTTTGTTTCTTTTTCTTGCTGTTCCTGCTGCTCTATCTGCATACGCTGTTGAAGGATCTCCTGACCTTTCTCACCATAAGGACTAAGAGCCGCACGAATAGCTTCTAGTTTCTTAGATTGAGGAGCACCTTCAAGAGCTTTATCGTGCAAGACACTGTCCAGGCTACGATTAGCAAAGTACGTGTTGAGTCCATTACCGATGCCTTGACCTAAACTCATGCCAAGTGATTCGGATAACTTACTTCTAGGATCTTCTGTCCTGATTACTTGAACCATGGATTAACCCCCTACGCTGAATGAGGCTCCGCCGCCTTGTTGTGGAAAAGGACTAATACCACCCGAAGGTTTTTTATACAGACTACTTATTCCTCCAGCAGTCATATCGCCAATAGCTCCCCCAATCGGACCAGCGGCGGCGTTTCCAATACCTTGAAGGAAAGGACCCAAGAATCCAGCGCTGCCTGGTTGTTGCTGATAGGCAAATTGCTGGTGATTGAGGCCTGTTTGAGCTAGCTGATTGTATTGATTTGTTTGCGCTCCAGCTGCTTGACCTTGCAATTGGGCAAACAGTTGGGCCAGTTGAGCCTGTAAGCCTGCTCCTGCGCCTCCTAATGCTTGCCCGAAGCCACTAGAGGAAAGAGCTCCTGCACCGGCAAATCGTTCAGCAATGCCTGGCAAAGTTTGCTCGTTGAATTGATTCATGAAAGGTGCGGCAAAGTTATTATATGCGTCATTACCAGGCTGAAGAAGACTATTGTAGTATTGCTGGGCCTGATTGTAGCCTCCACCTTGCTGACTCATACCCATAGCGTTCTGTAAAACATTGTTATGAAGCGCTGTTTGCTCGGGTGTGCCGGTAGGAATTTGCTTTAACTTGTCGGGAGATCCCAAAAAGAATTTCTTTGGGTTACCGCTTGCCGCACCGAATAGAAAGTCTGTAACTTTGACCATGTTTCACCTAGTTTTTCAAATATTCCATGACCCATACGGCCCAGTTCAGTGCATTACCCGTATCATTAGTAATAGTTATCGTATTTGTCGAGTTAACATATTCCACATATACGTTTGGATCGTTTAAGAAGTAAGACGTTCCTCCCGTGTCGACTGCACCACCAAATCCTTGCACAGGATAAAGATAGCCATTGATGGCCATAGGTTGTGTCATCGCAGTCAGAACTAAAGGCGTTACACCTGGAGGTATATTTCCTCCATTCAATAGGACAAGATCGGCCGTGATTCTATAGGCATTTCGGTTCTGTCCAGGATTTCCAATTGTGTACCATTGCTCAAAAGGGGCGTTTTCTTGCAAAAGGAATAGGCCGCTTTCTTTTGTGTTGACGGCGTTGGCAATGCGGCGCAAATACAGCATCAAGATAGACTGAAAACCGTTCTCTTCAGGGTTAACATCAAGAGAAACGGGTAATTGGTTTGTGTTAAGTGCATTGTCGCTAGAGAACGTCATGAGACCTCAGGTTAGTTAATGAGACGGCCACCTTCACGAAACCACAGGTTCATGGCGTTGAGTTCCATGGGGCTTTGATGCGTGGCAAGCTGGTTCATGAGACTATCGTCGTAGGTTAGGGCAACACGTAGATACTGGCCAAATTGCGTACTGTAGAATCGATACCAAGCATATTCAGAACCAGGCATGTAGGTTTGTCCATCTACTCGGTTCGTATTCCAGACACCGCCTTTGATATAAGCGGTGAACCCTGTTGAATCTATGCCGTTCAAGGTAAAGTTGTTGGCATCCACGACCGTTATCGTATAGATGGCCGCATTGAGTTGGGTCATGCCTAATACGTTGGCAATGTAAATTACGGAACCAGGAATGAGACTATGGTCAGGACTTGTGATTTGACAAGGGCTGGCCTGAGTTGCTGCTGTGATGAATCCGCATTTTTGAGAAGAATTGAGTACTTCTTGATTGGTTGCTATCAGGTTGGCTTGCTCATTCAGGTAAGAGTTTACGAAAAGTTGAACCGTAACAGCTGTGATGGCAGGCGAAAGAATATTAGAATCCATTTGAAAGTCGATGAAAGATAGTTTGAACTGCTTTCCAGCTGCCTGGAATGGATTGAAGTCTTTTCCGACAATGTTCATCTTAGGAAAAAGCGTGACAATTCCACCACCAAGATAAGTTGCTGTTGACGTCTCATTAACAGCCTCATAGGTTTGGAATTCCTGATTCCATGTGCTCAATGTGATGACGTTAGCATTTACAATCGACACGCTATAAATCATATTGTTAAGGCCGGGATCAGTGCCTAACCAGATGGTGTTTTGGATATATATGATCTCGCTATTCTCTAAGTTGTGGCTTGGGATCGTGATTTGATTAGGGTCTTGTGTAAAGTCTACAGCCGTGATTGCCATTGTAGGAGCATAGAGGGTCGGACTACCGTTGGGTGTCTCGGCTTCAGGATTCTGGTAGATGTTGATAAAGCCTTGCTGAGTGCCAAGAGTTATGTAGTCCACGTACTGTTGATCGTCTACGCTATCCCAGGAGACATTGCTTTCCCAGAGCGTCGTTAAACTATCCCAGGTGACAGAGAATTGAAACTGTGCAGGACCGAAACAGGTAATGGTATCGCGGAATTTAGCCCATGTATTATTGCGATAATTGAAGACGAGCACCGTATTGGGATAGCTTTGTGTCATTGAGGCATTGGATGTATCTAGGTAATTCCAGTAAACAAGTTCCTTTTCAAAGTCTCTGATACCGTGTACGAAGTTGGGAGCGCTATTCTGGATCTCAAAACTAAAGATTTGCTCAGGTATTTGCTCGTCAAGACGCGTGACTCCATTTGCTGCCGCCTGGATAATGCCACGATCACTGATCGTCATTACTCCCTGATCAAATACAACAGGACTGTAAGAACAAACAGACCCAAAATCGGAAGAGATTCGTTCGAAAATGAAAGGAAGGCCATACTCTCCAATATATCGTAGTTGCCACGTAGAATACTCGAAAAAGACAATTAAAGTATTTCTAAAAAATGCCGCACTAACGATTGCCTCGTTTGTTGGTGCATCAATGAAACCCCCACGACCAAAAACATCAGAACGCCACCCGAGAGTTTGATCGGTTGGATTTCCAATCTGACTAAAGCGGCATCTAGCGAAGAAGTTTGTGGACCCAGAAACACCACCAGCTGTTGCACCCTCCCACGTATTGAGAACCAGTAAACGTCCGTAATACGGAATGATAATAAGACCTTGCCACAAAGTAATGGTGGCTGTGACAAGAGGTTGAAGGTTGACCCATGCTCCATTGTAGTAGCGAATAGGATCGTAAGGAGTTGCAGCTCCTAGCGTGATATTGTTATTGGTTACAAAGAAATAGCGTAAATCGGGTGTGGCCCCTTGGTAGTTTGCAGCCCAAAAAAAGTCGGTATTTGTGCCTGTCCATGTAGTGCCTGTTACTAGTTCCTGAAACCCGTTGTTGTACTGATAAGCATAGACTGTATCGAAAAAAACAGTGGAATCAATGCCAAGGGTTGCAATATCTCTTTTTAGTATACCCATCACGGGAAGAGCTGGAAAGTAATTCACTGAAATTGTCGTGGCGTGACCAGCACCTACAGTATCGGTCAGCGTAACACTTCCTGTCATATAATCAATCGTTCCAAAATTGAGAAGTGGCATAGTCGCATTTGTAAGCGTTCCATTGCCTTGATCAACAAATGGAGTGCCTAAGGTCGCGATGTTAATTTTAACGCTTCCTGGTTCAATCTGTGCGTTTGCTTCGGGGGTAATCCCAAGGAGCGTGTAAATGTTGAATGTCCATGGGGAAGCGCCGCTGTTGCCAATCGATTGAGTAACGAAAACACGACGAAGCCGACCAATTGGCACTTCACCGTCTCGCTTTTTTGTCCTTTCTCGCCACACATAGGCATTCTCTAATTCTGAATAGGCCTCATTGGAAAGCATGAGAGGCTTCTTGTCTTGTGTAAGACCGCCTCCAGGATATCCACCGATGAGAACTTGTTGAAAACTAGACATTAGTTACCTATAGCCATCCAATAACACAATTTATAACCACCAGCAGAACTTCCTGTTACTAATTTAAAGTTAATATTTTCGCTTGGGTTAACTGTAGAATCTATAGTTAATGCCTGAGATGTCGTATCAGGTCTTGCTGGTCCAAGAGTGATACTAAAAATGTTATTTGGAAAAGCAAGAGGAAATGTCACAGTAGTTCCAGTCACAGGATTTGCTACGCTTCCCCATTGAATAATGAGACCTCCAGGAAGAAAAGAAACACCATTCGCCGCAGCAACAGGGGTTACATTCGTTGTAAGTTGCTGGATGATACCGTTTCCTGTTCTCAAAAACATGGCTTGATCGCCATTAACCGTTTTGGAGTACATCTGATCATACCCTGCTACAGTAGCCGGGTCGGCACCTTGTGGTACCCAGTGGGTTACATTATGGTAACCGGCTGGTTTAGTACCTGGAAGGCCATTATTGTTAATGTGGTCGACACCCAAGGTTAAAAACGTACCGTCCAGGTTATTTCTAATGGTTGTCTTTGTTTGCCCCAAAGTCGAACCATCTGGAGGATAACCCTGATTATATGGAGGAATAGCCATGGAAAACCTCTAGCTCACTGCAACGGTTGCAATAGGTTGACAATCTTGTGGACGCTTTAACTTTTTCTTAGCTTTCTCGCTCATCTGCGCGTTGATAGCTAATAGAGGCTTTTTCAGCACTTTCTCTTTACCTTTGATGACAGCCATATTCAACCTGTTGTATGACGACCAACAAACGGACCACCACCCATTGGGATCGGTTTGTCAGGCAATGGTTTAAGTTTCTTTTTCTTTTTAATTGGAATCGCTTGTTTTTTCTTTTTCATAATGATCCAAATCCTGAAGTTAGGCCGCCTGATCCATAGTTGTGGGTCAACTGGTCTGTGTAAATGGTATGAATGCGCTGTTGGTCGATTTGGGCATAAGTGCGCGTTTCGATCACGTCATAGCGCTCTTTTAGCATCTTATCGATGAACATGACACCATCAGAGTCAAGGCGCTCTTCGAATATTTTCTTTGCAGCACCAACAGACAGGATTTCCCACCATTCAGACAATTCAGGATTACCAGACATATCAGCTGCTAATAGGGCTTGAATGGGCTGACGATAGCATTGCAGCTCGATAGTGTAACCTTGGTCTGGAATTGGTGCCATTGTAAATTGGTTTTGAAAAAACATGATCGAAAGAGGAATGGAGAATTGCTTAGGATTATACTGAATCTGAATTGGCGTTCCTTGAGGAATGGGCTGAGCAAAGACTAAACCTGTGATCTCACCAGTCTGATAGTTAATCGTGGCATTCCCTGGAATCGTCGGCGTAGAGGAGGCATATTGACGATAGAGTTGATAGCCGTATTCTTCTTTTAAGGCATTGCCTGATAGGTCTGCTGTACTGAATATTTGGATAAGGTTTCCCTGTCCATCATCTGTTACGTTTTGCTGTATGCCTATACCATTGGCTGTGTAAGCTGTACCTGTGATCAATACATTCTGAACACGACCTTGAGGGAAAAAAAGATTTGCACCACGCTGGTTTCCAATCGTGTCAGTGAATAGCGCCCCTGGGTCGTTGTTGAAACTCGCAATGAAGGGAGCTGCTGTTGTGAAACCGCTATAAGGCCCTGTTGTACCATCTCCAGCAGTGAAGTTAGTGAATTGCTGCCAGTTATAATTAACTCCGTAGAATTCCCAAGGATTTGTGAAAAGCTTGATTTCTCTTTTCGCGCAATAACAGGGTTGCTCTACCGTGATATAAAGTTCGCTATTAAATGGATAGACAGCTTGACCCACATTCGTTGTGAATGTATATACATCCTTGAGCTTCAAAGACCTAAACTTTGCAGGCAAGTCATAGGAATAGAAGCTGTGCATCTGCTGCACAATATAACTATCTGTCACCTGAAAGGCGTTGCTAGACCCTGTTAGCTTGCGTGCCTTGGTGACAGCATTGGCAAGGTTAGGATAGAGAGGGAAAGTCGGTACAAATACGCTCATAGTATCGGTTGGTTGTCAAAGGCATCATCTAAAATCGTCATGGCTGTACCAGCAGCAATGCCTGAACCAGCAGGGACCGCTACACAAGGCACTTGAGGGTCTTGAACATTTATGAACGGATAAAAACCCAAGCTGTCTACGTTTATTGTCACACTCATAGGGGTCACTCCAACTATCAAGGCTTTCTGATTATTGAGCTGAATCATTCCATTAGCCGGAGGAATCCTGAAACTAATCCATTCGTAAATGAAAAAGTTATGATTTGTCGTGAATGTCACAACCGCCTGACTTGCTTGGGTAATATTCGTCACGTATTGCAAATTCGGAATAAAGTCCGTACCAAATGGAGGACCATAATTTGAATTGGGCTGACTCATAGTACCGATGTAGGCGTAAATCTAAGCCGTGATATCGTATCGAATGTGCGTGGAGGTTTACCACCAGCAATAGGTATCTCCATGGAGTAGCGCCGCACTTTCTTCTTGGTGTTATTTAAGTGCTTCACGATTCCCATCGTCAAATCACAAATCTCACCGTGGACAAGCTTAATAATCTGGAGAACTTCGCCTGGGTACTTTCTATAGGAGAACTCAATCCATCCACCCTGAGCATCGAGAAACTCAAACATGCCGGTAACGAGTTTCTCGTCTTCTTTGCGCATCTTCTTGAGTCGCTCATCTCTTTCAGCAGCTGGAAGTGTGTTTCTTATTTTCCTTCCAATTTCTCTTACTTCAACCATGAAATTTCCTCTTGTTATAAGCAGGGGGCTTGTCCCCCTGCCCTTAATTACGCATTAGTGATGGCATTATTGAAATCAGACTTAAACGCAAACACTTCCATGGTTGCGCTGGCTACACCGACAGCCGAAAGACCAATATTCATGATGTACTGCGATTTGTTGTCGAATGCATCAACCAGGTTTGTTCCTGGAGGCGATGCAGGGATTGTTGGGCTTCCATTGAGCGGTACGACACCTGAACCAGCAGGGATACATACAGCAGGAGAAGCACCACCAGCAAAAGCCGCTGATATTGGAAATTGAAATGCAGTAAATCCAGTTGTGTCTACATCAATCGTGATCGATGAAACGGTAGTTGAATTCGTTACACTCAAGACGCGTGCTGCACCAGAAGGATTACCTGTAAGCGCTCCACTTCCCGATTTAGCAGTCAGATTGCTGAGTTGCGTCATGCCATAAGGCGTAGGGATTTGGAAGTCTACAAGCTCACCAGGTGAGTATGGATTCTGCCTGAAGAAGTACACAACCGCCTGGGTAGCTTGGGTAATGTAAGCTACGGGAAGCGTATTAGGAACAAATTGACCAGGGTAAACCTTTTGATAGAAGCCAGTGGTTCCATTGGCAATTACCAAACCAGCAGTTACAGCAGAAGCCGCATAACCTAGCGTAATGCTAGTATTAGCCGTCAAAGCCGTCACCTGATAGAGATTAGAACCGCTAATCTCTTGCGCACCTACTACATTGATCAAGCGCACCGTGTCGCCAACGCTAATACCTGCTGTGCTTCCTGTAGAAACGACAAAGGTTGTGCCATTGACAGCTGTAATCGCCACTTTTGTGAAAGTAGGAGGGGCTGTTTGATTAATGAATGTAAAGCCACCAGATAGGCCTTGTGAGGCATAGGTTGTAACACCTGCACCCGTAGAACTAGGCTGACCAAGGGCTAGGTAAGAGCCTTGTGGCATCGAACTGAACCATTCAGAATAAATTGGGTTAGCCGCAGTAGATTGCGCACCCCAGTTGGTAGTATCCTTGACGAAAACCCAGTCCGGCTTTGCAGTCATGGGGATATTCTGAGCCACAACAGTAGCAGGATTGACATAGGACCAAGAACCAATGAAAGAATAGGGTAGTGACATGAGTGACCTCCTTAAATGCCGGTTGAGCGTAGGTTTTGAATCCAGAGGTCATTCGTGATGCATTGGCCTTGATAGAACGAGCAACCTGCCGTATGTCTAAGCATACAAGGGTCGTTGTTATATCCTGGAGGTAGATAGATAAAGCGCGCTTTACCTCCAGCCTGCCATACCACCTTATATGCTTCCTTAGCAGCCACAAAACAGTTAGCAATGTCGTTACCAAGCATAGAGGCATTAGGAGATACAGAACCCTGTTCAGAAATAAAGAAGCGAACGT